CAGCTGGGAAGCACCGTCCAGAAGCTGGTTCATGGCATCGTTCAGGGCCGCGATAAGGGAGGGGGTGTGATATTTACGACCCCTCCCCCTATATCATTTGATATTATATTTGGTTTTTTCTAACAACTTTTCTATCAAATGACAATCGCAGCAACAGTAGTAAAGTTGAGCAATGCAAAAAGACAAGTTAAATGAAGAAGAAAAGGCAACTTTAGGCCGCCCAAGCATCTTCCATGTCAACTCATCTCGTTTTCAGGCATTGCTTTTGTAACTTTGCGATAAATGTTCAAGAAATCGTTCTTTACAATTTCATCAATCGCAAGCTCGACTTCACGTTCGTTCTCTTCCTGACTGAATTGATCCGAAACTTTTGCGATTCGTCCAAGATATGCGCACGAATTATAGCCTTTTTGCATGTCGAACATGAACCACAGGGGGAACTGTTCAAAAGGATCATAAGGATTATCGAACGTCGTCAGCATTGCATTATGCATTAAAGCCATTATGCGACACCATCCTTTTTATGTAAATACTTCGAAACTGTAGACGAAGAAACACCTAAGGCTGCAGCAATTTCTTCAGTGGTATTACCAGCTTCATAAAGAGCCTTCATACGAAGAACTTTTGCATCAGAGAGAGTGGTCTTTGTACGAGGTGTAGCCCAAGCTCTTAAGCTATCGAGGTCGGTATTTGCAATAATTTTCTCCAACTGTGTCTTCGAAATTGCGCCGGCCTGAATCGCTTCCCATTCCTTTTCGTCCAACTTAATTGCCTGGCGATGCGCGCCTACAGAATTTCGTGCCTCCACAAGTGCTTGCTGAGAAGCCTTCTTAATTTCGCCCTTGGTCATATTCGGATTGCTTTCCTTCTTAGCAGCCACCACGGCATTCGCAATTGTCTGTGCCTGCCGTTCACGAGGGGCATTCAAAAGTGCAGTCTTAAGCTTTGCATCCAAAGAGCGAACCTCAGAATCATACTTGGTATGAGCTTCAGGAGAGTAGGGGATGTCTTTTGTATTAACGATCTGGAGTCGTGCCTGGTTTGCAAAACTTTTCATAGTGTTCGCGTAATCGGCGTAGGCTTCTTCCATTGAACTGCCAAGATCAGAGATCAGGGAACGGGCATCCTTTGTTTCAGCCATCTTTGTGGAAGCCTGTGTTCTGCGGATCGTCTGTCCCTTGCTGTTTACATAAGTCGGTTCATCGACATCTTTCCAGATCAGCTCGCCTGTATTCGGATCGATTTTCGGACTGCCTTGACGTTTGGTTACAGACTGCTGAGATTTGGCGCGGGAGATCAAAGTCGCAGCGCCCTCGTGGTAATTACCATTCTCGTCATACGAACCCTGATACTTCTGTTTCAGAGCAGCGATACCATTGTCGATCTCGCTTTGTTTATAGTCAAGTTTATGCTTAGCCGCATCAATGACGACCATGCTGTGCTTGACAGCACGAGCAAGCTCAGATTCTGTCGCACCAAGAAGTGTCATGTCAGTAATAAGGTTTGAAATCATACCCATCTGAAGCTGCGTGTTATCGACTTCTTTTCCATCTGCACGCTTGTACTTCATATAGGTCATACCCGGCTTCTCTGCATATTCCATCTTCGGATCAAAGCCTTCCAATTCCCGAAGTGGGGGTTTGGAAGTGATACGCACTCTAGAGGTTGCAGAGTTGCAGGGGATGACCATAACAGTATCGCCATCAAAGTCCGCTCCAGACAGACGCTCTGCAACATGAGCATTGATACCGACTGCATCTGCAGAAGTTGTACCAATCATTTTCTTTGCATCTTCTTGACGATTATTAACTTTCAGAATGGGAATCTCAAACGTTCCTCCATGTGGGTATCGAATCAGAGCAACAGTCTCACCATTTTTATAGTTCGGTGCATAGATCTCATTGTCTTTCATCGAAGTTACAGGCAGAATAACATGATATTGCTGACGTGGCAGAGCCGCTGCATACAGATGAACTGCAGCCGTATCGCAGTCATCAGCAAAAGACTGAAGAAGTCTCTTTTTAACAGTCGGGTTCTCAAGTGCCATGATTTCAGAGAACTCATCAGCTTTATCAGCCTTTGCAACATTCAACTGTTTCTGTGCCAGATCAAGACTCTGTTTAGAAAGAAACTGAGAGGGGACGCGGTTTGCCCATTCCGTCCAGTCTGCTTCTTCACGGGTCTTATTGATGAGAGACAGCTTCTCTTTTCCGTCTTTATCTGTGTAATAGCTCTGACCACCACGCTCTTTCACAAGCGCGCCAAACGGATTGGAAGGATCATCCTTGATAGGTTTCAAAACCTTCTCCATCGGCGTACCAACAGATTTGTTGGTATTGAACCGAACATCCACGCCCTTTGGAAGATCGTCTGAGTAAACAGCCATACCTTTGAGATAGTGCGTGCCATCCACCATGATGCGAACCTGTGCGTAGTTGGAATCACCCAAAGACAAATCAGCTGCGCCTCTGCGAAGTTCGATTAGACCGTCTTTCTCTTTACCACCATTCTCGGCATAATTGATCTGAAGACGTTTGGAATCCAGACTTGCAGGATACTGGAATGCCGGTTTGAAGGTATCACCACCGTCATAGGACTTATAGTCCTTCAAAGAATTAATCTTATCATACTGAAAGATTTCTTTATGTTCTGTACCCGGAGGGCAAAGAACCTTCAGGTTTGTCTGCTTACCAGGATTCGTTGCCTGCGGAACACCACCACCATACACTTTATAGCCTTCCATCTGAAGAATGTAAAGTGCCTGATTCATGCGTTCCTTTGAGACACCGAGTTCCAGTTCAGAGCCAGTCCCGACGTCAATCATTCCACGGGTATCTACTTGCTCTCGCAGAAAGTCAGCAGTTTTCTGAGCCTGATTCATTCGCGCTTCCGAATTTGCGTTCAAAAGGGAACGAACCGAAGATTCAGCAATTCCCATCTCTTCTGCAATCTTATTGGTGCTCATGCCTTTCTCTCGAAGAGCCTTGGCCTGCGCAACGTCAATGCTCCTACGTTCGGCATTTGCAAGACTGAGCTGGACTCTCAGCTGACTGGTCGTCAATCCCATCGACTTTGCAATCGCGAGATCGCCAGTATAGGTCTTACCATCTGCATCGGTAAAGGTATATTTCTGATTTCGAAGTTCTTCTACGCGGCTAAGAAAATCGCCGGAATGTTGATAAGGATTGTCGCCGGAACCCCACGGATATCGTCCGGAACGTCGTTTGATGCCATAATGCATCAAAATGTCGAGAGCGACTGGATCATCACAGTTCAGCATGTCGTTGATCCCAAAGAAGCTCTCCATTTCCTGAGCAATAGAGTTCATATTGTCAGACCTCCTGCTTACGATGTTGTATCAATAATTTATTAAAACGAATGATTTTATCACAAACATCCATAATCTCCTGACCGGTTGGATTATAGATGTTGACATCATCGTTCTGATAGATGCGAAGTTCATGATCAATCTCGTATGGAGACACAGCGTACTCCAAACAGAAAAGAGCGTCATAGATCAGAAGTTGCTCCATGTGTGCCTCAATCTCTCCACTCTTGTAATCATGAATTCGAAGAAGATTATCTCGGAATGCAATTGTATCGGCTGTTCCAAAAAAGTCATCAGAATAGTACAGCAGCACTTCCGGATCCATTCGGAAACCAATTGCATCATTCACGTATTGATTGAGCGTCTTGTGCGAGCGAGGAAGCTTTTGTCCGAGACGGATGCAGGTCGCAGCGAACGCATGAAGAACAGTCCCTCTTTCTTTTGCCTTCATATTGTCATAGACCGTGACCAGCTTATCATCTGTGTAATTCAGCCAATTATACTTACTCGCAGAAAATGTTGCGTGTTGTCCTTCAATCCGAGAATGATCGTTCCATTGCATTCAGAACTTCCTCCTTGTTCTCTGGGCTGATGAATGCAGCGAATGACATCCCGTTCATCTTCTCAATCCAATAATCCTGATTCGGTCGATGACTTGAATTGGTTTCTTTCTTTCCTTCCAGGGCGGCCCAACGTTCTCCGTTCAAAACAAGAAGATCAGGAATACCCTGCGGAGGTGGATTGATATGGAGCACGATTGCTCCGGGAAGTCGCTCGCGAATCTCTTTGATGAGCTTTGTCTTAAATTTGTTTTCTAGCATGAGATTGTTAAACCTCCAAACAAAAATTAAAGAAAGAAGCATATATTGCCTCTCTCTTCATAAAAGGGCATGTTTTTCACGCGTAGTCATCGGTATCAAGAAAAAAAGACGTTTTTCGAACTTTTCAGCATCTCACCGAATTTCCTCAAAATCGACGAAAATTACGCTCTGCCCACTTTTTTCAAAAATCCTTTATTACTATAATAAAAATTTTTCTCTAGGGTTAATAAGAAAAAAAGTGGGAAAGTGGGCAAAAAGCCCCGAAACCCTTGAAAACACTAGGTTTTTCGGCTTTTCAAAAGTGGGCAAAAAGTGGGCAAAAAGTGGGCAAATGGCCATTTTTGGCCAAAAATTTTCAAAAAATCTGAGTCTAAAACACCCAATTTTCACGCTCTGCCCAGTTTTGCCCGGGTTGTGCCCACTTTTTATTTGACTAAAGTGGGCAGAAATTTTACCCACTTTCCCTCTAAAATAGCAAAAAGAAAAGCCCCTGTGAGGCCCACGAAGGACCCCACAAGAGCTATTAGAATTAGTGAATACTGTTATTCTTCAACCATCTGATCCACTTCTTTATCCCATTTTTCAAGATCAATGCCGTAGGCCAACAGTTTCTCTGTACATAAGAATGGCGTATCAGATCCCTTCATCTCATACCGCTTTGCCAGATCTTCCATGTACGGTCGGAAGCCAAAATATACTCGGTGCAGGCGCTCCACTCCAAAACCGAATTTCTCATGCATGAACCAAAGGAACATAGCATCAATTTCCATCATGTTCTTTCGACTCCACTCGGCCAGCTGAGATCGAACTTCACGCTCCATTGCTTCTTGTTCCTTTTTGTTGAATTGGCAACCAAAAATAGTTTTTCCGTTTCGTTTGAAAAGAGGCATTAAATATCGCCCTCCTTCCGATTTTTACTTCTTTCCGCATCAAACTTCCCGTCAGGATACCGTTTGGCAAGCTTCTCCTGGTTCATCACCATAATGTCACCGAGAGAATATCCGAACAGATGCGCCATATATGCCACATACCAGAGAACATCTCCAAGCTCTCGTGCCAGATGTTCTGTATCAATTTCATGTTCGTGATATGCATACTTCTTGATAAGCTCAGACACTTCTCCAGCCTCACCGCACATACCAATCGCAGCATAGAGAACATTCGGCATGTAATCATGATGATCCGGGGCATATTTTAGAACATCCAACTGATAAATATCTGCATCATGCTCTCGAACACCAGTCTGGCAGCCTTGTCTTCTTGCCAACTCTTTCATCAGCGAATCATTGAGACTCTCCACATCTCTGAGCTTCCTCTCCAGATACCGAATCCTCTCAGAAGCGCTCTCAGCCCTCTCCTTGGCTTCCTTAGCCTCTTTCTTTGCATTGGCTGCGCGATCATTGGCAGATTGGATCTTGGCGTCAGCGTCCTTCAGAGCCGTCTGAGAGGAATCAACGCTGTTGTTCGCCGCCCTGCGAATACGCTCAAGCTCCTCCCGAAGTTCCAGAATATGCTCATGCTGAAGGATGTTATCACGCTCAAGCTCTTTGCAACGCTCTCTCATCTTGCGATGCTCTTCCGGGGTCAGTTTCATCACATCAATTTCATCAGGGTTCATTCTGCATTACTCCTTATTACGCCTTTATAGTATTTACAAGTGATAAACCGCGGTTCGATAAAGTCCACTCCTGCAGGTAAAAGCTTATTATCTTTTTCCAAATCTGCCACAAGCTTAGCATAGTCCTTTTTATACATACAGACATCCTTGTGGACACAGTTCGGACAAGATTCTGGATTCTTGAGGATACTCATTTTTTCTCTCCTAATTTAATACCAAATGCCAGAATCTTAAATAGAGCGTCAATACTCAGCAGAATATAAAAAGCAGCCGGAGCTCCAAGCTGAATCCCGACCCAGATCAGACATGCGATAATGATCATCTTTTATTCCTCCGAAGGCTGATTGTATTTATCGAGTGTCATAGCTCCGACCACATCCGAAATAGAAGGTGTCTGCAAAGATAGCAGTCGTGTCACATTTTCTGCCGTATGCCCATCCCATTCTGGTGCCCGCTCAACTTCTTCACAGTCGAACAGATACCAATCTTCTTCCGGATAGTGATAGGTATACTGCCCCTGTGGTGTCTTGATACCGACAATGAACCATCCACCGCCAAAGCAAGGTTCGCCGTCCGAATGGCATCTGGACTTCCATGCCAGGTCACGATATGCTCCAACCAAAGCCGCAAACAGGATACAGCGCTGCTCATATAAACAGCCGAATGTGTGATACCCATCACTGACATCATCGGTCTCGAGCTCGACGCCGTATTTTTCATTGAGATATGCGAGATGCTTGCGAATATCAATCTGTGCCATTTTTTGTAACCTCCATTTCCTTTCGTTTCTGGTATTCAGTAGCATCGATTTCAACCCAATTTTCTTCGCCCTCTTTGAAGAAACGGTTGATCTCTTCACGATCACCATTTGGCTTCTTAACATACCAAATTGCGACTGTATCAAAATCGCCATTTTTAGAATCTGTCAATGCCTCAGAGCAATAAACCATAAACGGTCTGTCAGACGGCATATATGGCATTGTGATCGGGAATTTCTCATCAAGAATCTTATCAATTAGACCACTATGCCAGGTGAGACTCGGATGATCCTTATCAGCACATACGAATCGATTGATGTCTTTGTATTTGACTGTCCCATCATAGTAGATATACTTAAACAGACTGCTCATTCGTTTGCACTGCTTTGTGGAATATCCAACCTCATAATCATATCGAGCGCAATCATTCCAAATATCTGGCGTATCTTCAATTGGCGTAAGCACTTTTCCGTCGAGCAACCGATTCAGAATATGCTTGGTGTATCCAATGCTCATGCCACTGTGCCCATCCCCCAGCAGGCTTTTAAACGCCTTGAGTACGCTTTCATAGCAGGCACATCCGTAATCAAATTCGTCCTTGGGGTGATTTTCACGTTCCCGCTTACATGCGAGTTCAATTTCTCGTTTTGCCCATTCTAACATGTTTTTCTTAAACTCCTTTTCAAATAGGTCCAGGCAATACTGGCTTTTTGTGTTTCCACGCGCAACTACAAAATTCTTGATCAGTTTGGAGAGGCGTTCCACCAATCGTTCATCTCCTTATAACATTCTTCATCCAGTTTGTTGAAATACCTCTTAAGTGCCTTCATTTCCTCGGTAGAAATAGCATTAACATCCCCAGTAGCTATAATCTTATCGAGAATATCTTTACTTAGAAATGAATCACATGTCGGAATATCAGGCACCACATATGCACACACGTTGAGATGGATGCAGTTTTTACAATCATTTTGCATTTCTTTCACCGGTAATCATCTCAGAATACGGCAGCCCCTCAATCCAATCGCAGAACGTATGCCATTCGTCAAGCTTATGATGCCGCCTGGATTTGTAGATATTAGCAAGCACCTCATAGCTCAACATGATCGTCCGCTTCTGGTTATAGGAAGTAGGGAGAAGCTGGATCATCTGCAACCAATCCTGCTTATCCTTGGTTTCAAGATAACTTTCGCGATATACGTTGAGCATCTCGATCGTGCATCTAAGAATATCAAGAGGCGTCATCCATACCTTGTGTGGTGAAGTGATGTCTTCATCTACGGTTGCACTCTCAATCCAGTGACGGTGATATGGTTCGCAATTCAGATGCTCATAGCTGAAGTCGTCCAGTGTGAATTCCTTATCCGCGATTTTGTGCATTGTGGAACAGGAATTGGCGACCGTACCAACCTTGTATGTATCATACTCTTTCCACCAATACAGCGGAGCAGTGATGTCCACATATACGATGATCATCCGCATGAACTTACGATGGTCCGTACCGGCGTTGCGAAGTCGCATCATCAAGTCATAGTCCCTAGGTCCAACATCAAAATGACCAGCGGTACATGCCGAATAACCGGTATCGCGATGAACACAAGTAACGCAGTCGCGTGCCAAATCTTTATGGCAATGACCACTATCACTCTGCTCCCAAGAGTTCATAGGATTTCGCATCCCTCTGATGGCCGCCTCCCAGCCGACGACTTCGGTTTTTTCGATTTTAAGCATTTCTGGTTTCCTCCATAAGTTTCTTTGCAGCCTTTATTCTATCGTCAATAGACATTGCATATTTACAACGATAATCGCTCAGCTCGCAGAATACACACATCGCACCATGCGTTAGAGCAAAGCATCGATTTGCTAAAGCTCGACAATCGCTATTTAGCCTCTGAATTCTGTCCGTGTATTCTTCAGACATCTCGCGATAGCTCTTCTCAACATCAGCAAGATCTCGTTTCAGGCGCTCATTTTCAACTGTTGCGTCCGATTCCATAGCTTTGCGAAATTCATCAAGATTCATGATTTTTCTCCTTTTTCGTTACAAGTTTCTTGTAAAGTTCAAGTGCCTCTTCTCCTTGAAATGCATTGACGATCTCAAGGTTAAGCATTTTGTTTCTTCTCTACCGCTGCCATATTGGCATTTCGCAGGAAATTCTGCAAATCATTCATGCAATAGCTGCACAGATCCATACCATCCTGTGAACTGATTCGACTGTCATTAACTGATTTTCTTATCAGCTGAACACCATTCCAAATACCAGCCGGATTACTACTCGGATAATAATCATAGAACCGCCCGCATCTGTCACATTTTCTAGCCAACGCCATTGTTTTCCTCCTAAAGTATTTACACTTTTCTTCGTTTGTGTCGTTTATACACGATCATCTATCCTCCATGCTAACAGCATCATAATAAGCCGATATATCATCCTGATACATGCATGAAAGCTTCGTCCAGCCACATTCCTGACATGCAAGGCCATATCCCGGTTTTTCAATCAGCTTTGCATGGCATTTTGGACATGTGGTTCGACCTTGACGACTATCTCGGTCAGATCTTCTTTTACATTTTCGAGCAAAACTCATCATTTATCCTCCAAACGGCAGCTCCTTGGTATGGAATCCAGCAGCTTTCTTATGTCCTCCACCGCCATACTTCTTGCAGATTACGCTGACATCCACACTGGTCGAATACATGCTAACAATCCATTCCTTTCCGTTAAAGGCAAACGCAATGAAAGCGTCATACTTTCCATCAGGAAGTGACTTGAAATACTCGCTGCTGCAATTGCTGAGATTGAGCGCAAAGCACTTAAGGCCCTCGAACTCGGTCTCAAAGCCAAACCTCTCTAAATATCCCTTTGCCCAACCATCACGGTATTTAATCATGCTCGCACCTTCGATGACCATAGAGGTTTCAAGGCATCCTGCACTGGATACTGTACGATTGAATTTCAGCCATTCAGGACTCTGAGGATCAAAGTTGCCGCAGTTAAATGCCGTGATAAAGTAGCGCGTCGTGTCGCCGAAATCGAACTTCCAGACATCCCAGTCTGCAATCAGCTTTGTAAAGAACGGAGCATCCTCTGTCATCTTAAGATCAAACGGATGAACCTCGCCGCGTCCGCCATTTGTCATATGCGTGAGATAGCAGTATGTCAGCATGCATCCAGCAATACCATCATACCGGATCCCACGAATATCACGCCCAAAGTCCTTATAGCGTTCAATTGCTGTCTTGTGATGATCGATCCAGGTAACATCCTGCGTGATCTTCAGCAGTTCCTGCATCTCATCAGGCGTGATCGAGTAGTCCACAATATAAATCTGCTCGTCCGGCAGAATTGTATCCATCGGGAACGGCTTTTCATAGCTCATCTCGATGAAATCAATAGTCTCATTATTCGGCGCAATGCGAGCACTGTAGTGAACCCAGAACCCAGCACACTTTCCATCTGCATCATTATGATAAAAGCATTTCATTGGTCGTCCTCCTTCGGCTCATAAGTAATCACAGTCTCAGCGATTCGCTTGCACAGTTCCTTCCAGCAAGCATTGTGAACGGTAAGCCGTATCCACCAGCTTTCACCCCATATGTGCACTGCCTTTTTAAGCTTAAACTCAGAAACATTCTTATGTGTCTCAATGGGCCGCCCACAAATATCACAAAATTCCTTTGTCATTTCTTCTCCTCCTTAGATACAATTTTCACCTTGTATCCGAGCTCTTTTTCAATTTCTTCAATCGTCATGTTACGAGTGAAGTAGTTTGTGATAATATCAAAGGCATACGCTGGCTCGGTATTTCCACGCTCCTGTGCTAGCTGACAAGACCCCATATTCAAGGGAATCTGCTCCAATCCCGGAATCGAAAATCCACACGAGCGAAGATAGATTCCCACAGCATGAGGTGTAGTATCAGGAAAAGGAATGGCTTGCGTTGGGAACGGGCACATAACATCGGGAAATATCACGCGATGCTCGCCTTTTTTGTCTTCATAAGCATACGTGAGTTCAAGATGCCAATCACCAGTAGATGTTTGATATGGCCTAATATCAATGAGCCGTTCATTTTTCCTCATCTTTGCAGCGCTCCTTTTCGTATTTATTCAGTGCACAGAGATTCGCGTGTTCTTCATCACAGAACTTGATCTCAGTGGGATCCACACGTCTGATGCCATTTTCAAATTCTACAATGCCACAAACATATCTGGCAACACCTGCTATGGGCGAGCCACTTGTTAAACCGGCAGAGAAAGGCGTGCTAAAATGTTCCCAGCAATGAAAATATCCAAGCTCATTTTTCACTTTACAGAGCCGCCGCTCATATTTGAGGGTAAAATCAACAGTTGGTAGAGTTGCCATCACCGAGTCCTCCTTAATCCGCCGCAGCATGATTCAATGCCAACATGACCGTACTCGGAGCAGATCTCATCAGTGAGATTCGCTACATATGCAAGAGGTTCTCTTGCCGCAAGCTCTTTACGATCTCGCTCCCATTCGTCCATATACGGCGAGACATAGAGGAATGTAAGCATTCGTCCGAGTTCGACATAATGATTTTCGATCACATGATAGACAAGATTTCCAGACTGCTTTTCAAACTCCTCCACTCGCTTCTGCTGTTCCTCTGTGAGCCAGAAGAGAACACCAAACTGGGAGTAGTTCACGAGGTTCTCAGTCCGAAACTCATGAATAGCATCGGAATGAATATGAAGCAGTGTCATACGAGCGATAGCTTCTTCTTTCATCTGTTCTTTCGTTGCGTTTGACATGATAATGTCCTCCTTATGTTTAGTTTTTGATAAAGAGATACCAGGAAATACACTGTGCGACGGCCTCGAGCGTTTCCTGCAGGTTTTTATTGTAAAAGACAATGTCACAGATATCTGTGCTGAACGCCGTTCTATCGTTCTCCAGGCGCTTCGCAATGGCATCCTCAGGATCTCCGCGCAGGAACATTCTCTTTTTTCTGGCGGGCTCCGTTGCCCAGATGCCAAGAACCTTCACCTTCTTCGCACCGTGATAGTTCTCTTTAAAGAAAGCAACTCCAGCCGGATCAATGACATAAATATCATTTTCCTCAACCTGAGCTGCTGTAGCTGCATAGCGATGACCACAGAATTCCGTATAACCGACCAGATCAGTGAGATTATCGAATTCTTCGTCAGTCACGAAAATGTGTCCTTTTTCATAACGGGAGCGTGGCTTTCTGGTGGTATAAGACTCAATCTGCTTGAGATTCATGGTTTCTACCAGTTGTTCGGTGATCGTGCTTTTTCCACTTCCGGAAGGTCCAACGATAAGGAAAATATAGTTATTCATTGCTCATCCTCCTTTTTCGTACTTCCATTAGGTCTGATGACTTCACCGATCATTTTGGCAGTTAATGTCACAGCAACATCTTCAGATAAACCCGCGTCTAATAACGCGTTATAAAATATTGCTGTCATTTCAGCCATTGCACCGACTGATTGTATGAAATTGCTTAAATCCTCCATAGTTATATATCCTTTCGTAAAAAATAAAAGCGAAGACGCCTTGTATTAGACGTCCCGCTTCATCACAAGTTAGAAGATTTGAATACCTTCTCTTTCCAAAATGTCTTTGAAAATCGCGCAGCTCTCAATCGAGTTCCGTTTGATCGATTCCTGAAATTCACGTTTCAAACCATGTCGATTGCTGATCAAATATACATGCTCGATGCTTGGATTTACCACCTGCATCATGCGTGCGATACGTTTGATCTCAGCAATGTCAATGTGCTCATCGTAAATACAGAAATACTTGAGTACCCGATATTGATACTTTGCATCTCCAATACCATAAAGAATAAGATTGTTCATAAATATCAACTCCCTTCATAAAGCGCATTGTATTTCGCGCGCAATCGAGAGCAGATATTGTGCTGTACGCACGGCCCACGGATCATCCAACGGTAAACTCATCCCAGTTGAATGGTCAAAGTTCTCAAATGCTTTTGTCAAAGGACATACCGCGGCAATTTTTGGATATCGATTCTGTAATTCTTCCAACTCAAGAGCCCATTTAGACCATGTTGCATCATCAATCAGATTTGCATTGAGCTTGTAATAGATGACACTATGTACGAGCACCTGACGACGCCGCCGGCTAATCAATTCTCTAATCTGATTCGATGTCATCGAACTTATAGGTGCCATAGAAACCAAGCCTTTCAAAATATACGCGATACCAGCGATGAGCATGGTGGATTTCAGTCACAACACATGGCTCGAGTTGACTTGCTTCACTATTCTTATAATTGCCCCGTCTAATGAACGACTCCATCCGTCGGTCGCCGACTTGTGGAATCTTACTCATTTCCCGAAGTAAATTCCGCAACACTCAATGATATCTGTACCCTGCGGAAATTCGGCGCACCAAATATAATCCTCCGTCAAATCGCTATGATTGCCTTCTAGCACATCAAAAGCTGTATCCCATGCGCGTTGAACAGCCTCAGCTTCTTCCGGATACGATGCTTTTTCAGGCCACACGACACCTGTCACAGAATATAAACCCCACTGCGGAGCAGGATCACCATCGGTCAGAATTTCCTCGATGGTAGTACCCTTGAAACGGGGATCCTTCACGCGATTTAGAACAACATCTGCAACTCGCTTCCGACACAAATCGCAACACGTGTCTCCGCCAGCTTCCTGATAAATAACGCAAGCCAGTCGTTCAACATCCTCTTTGAATTCGCATTCCAAACCGCCTTTGCCGTCATAGCTGGGCTCGTCCTCAATTACGATGGGTGTGTCTTCATGAGGATTCGGAGCCGCTTCCTCAATATTTTTGTAAATGTTAGGTTCGATATATGTAAGTGGCGTCAGTTCGATTGTCGATTCCTGTGCCTCATGAATACGAACTGCTTCAAGCTCCTGTTGCTGTTCCATGGTTTCACTCTGATCCCGAATCACCAGGATTGATGCACAGAAAATAATTGCGAGTGTTAACATGATAAAAATCAAAAGCATCAGGTACAAATTGTTGCGTCGTCTCATTGAACTTTCTCCTTCTTAAAAAACCCAGCGCGCTTGAGATACGCGCCTTCGTTGAATGTTTTCTTTTCTGATAAAGCGCGATAAATTGCAAGATCGATGGCACTTCGACTTCTCAGGTGATAATAGTAGAGATCTCGGTAAGGGGTATTAAGACGATTGATACGGCCTTCGGCTTGGTGCTGCACTTTGTAGGAATAGGTTTGGGAGAAAAATATAATTGTGTCTGTCGTGACGCAATTCCATCCTTCACAACCTGCCGTGTACTGCACCAAATAGACCCACTTGTTACCGGTAGGAAGCGCGTCGTGTTTATGCCCATTCCATTCGGCGATTTCGGTTCCTTCTTCATACCCGATACTCCTCAGAATTTCTAGCTCATAGTCGAAATTGTAAAATATAATTGCTTTTGGATGATCTTCCAGAATTTCCAGCACCGCAATCTGCCGAGAGTCGTCTGAGTTCACAACCTTTCGCCATGCATAACATAGCTCCGATGCAGTCTCAATCGGCTTTTCCAACCATGGATTCCAGCGCGTTCGAGTTAAATTACGATAAGCTGAAATATCATAGGCAACAAACACATCTTCGTGATGAGGAATTGTTGTCCGCTGGTCATCCATCTGGACAAGTACCTGATCTCGAAGTCTGATCAGACGGTTGGTGTTAAAATATCCACGCACTTTCGGAAAACTGACTCGCGGATCCCAGATAATATGCTCGTTGTTGAATTGTGTACGATTTTTATAGAATCCATTGGCGACAAAGACCGGAATATAATCCTCCCACTTATCACCCGGGGTTGCCGAGAGTAGGATCCAATGATTTGTCTTTGCAATTTTCAGGAAGCTCTTTACCCATTCTCCGCGACCTACCACACGCTGCTCGTCAAATATAAAAAAAGCGTCTCTGATGTCCTTGTACTTCTGAATGTTGTTCCAGGAATCAATGACAACAGAATGCTTAAATGCGTCATTCTCGGGATCCGTGGACATGCGAAAGTTTGCTAATTCAGAATCCCATTCGAACGTGTCTCGTTTACGAGCAGTTGTAATGATGTAGAGATCTTCAATTTTTTGCGGGATCTTTCCATATACAGTCTTATCCCCGCTTCGATTTTGCTGGAGACAGTAGTACGCAAGGGACGTTCTAGATTTACCACTTCCGACATCACCGCAGAGGATGCAGCCGTTATGCATCTTTTTAACTGCTTCGAGTTGGAAATCGTAAAGGTTAATCCCGCTCATTCCTTCTCCTCGAATTTGACAGGACGATGGGTGTATTCGTTGACTGGATTATTGAGGCATTCGTCACACGGCTCCTCCTGCTCCGTCTTTTTCAGATGCTTGCATTTCGAGCAATAAGGATCAAAATACACTTCTTTATAGTTGGAAACCATATAAACATCTCCTCTCAGTTTTTATGATTATCATAGACACAATACCCAAGCCATGTGATGGTGGAAAAAATAGCCACAAGACACCAATGTTCCTCAATCCATGTAATGATGAAGTCTGGAACTGTCCGAAGTAGCAAAGCCCAAGACATAATCGTAAGATACAGACATATTTGCTTAACACTGTTATGCATGGCAATACCCCCTTAGCGGCAGTTTTTTGGGTTCCGGCAGATGGATGGTCCATGTTTTATCTTTTTCGGGTTTGAGGCTCATACCGATATTTTCAACCCAGCCTCTTTTCGTATCCTCAGAAGAGTTCGATTTTACGCCAGCAATTTCCTTTACCTCTGCAACAGTGATCTGACCATACAATTGAATGATCTCACAAATATCATGCCAGGCATTCTCACAGTCTTGCTGTGTTGCAAAGCGCAAGTCATAAGCGTAATCGCAACGGCATTTTCCATATAGAAAATCCGAAATCTTATTTGCTACACGATTCGCACAAGCTTTGCGAATCTCATCAACGGACATCATTTGTCCAACAGTCTGTGCAGCTCCAATGAAAAATCCTAAAGTCAGTCCAAGACCGAATACAAAACGTTGTTTCATAGTTGTTAAACCTCCAAAATATAAGTCGGGAGCCCATGTTTCAGAGCTCCCGAGATGTATAGATTACTGCTCGTCGTACTGAGCGTAGGCATCTGCCCACGGATCTTCTTCTTCGATCGTTACATGGAGCACCTTCAGGTATGCCTTATACCCGGACTTGCCGTTGACCTCCCAATAACGCGGGCGAACCGTCATATCAGCATTGATAATGCGAGCACGGTCAAGAATCGCGCAGGTATCCTCATTCAGCTCTTTCCGAGTCTTGCCCGAGTACATACAGATCTTCGTCGGGTAATACTCATTGAACGCGACCTTGACATCCATATACCAACGCGGTTCATCGTCTTCATTGCGCAGCTTGCCCTCGCGGAGCTTCCAGCCATCTGCAAGCAAGGAATTGGCCAGCTCCGGATCATCGATGCGGATGGTGAAGTAGCGATTGCCCTCACGGTTGTAGTCTTCCGCACGACCGGCAAAGTTACGCTTTACGATCTTGGCGCCCTGAATGTTAAGGGGAGGGATGTTACGAACGTTTTCCATAGTGTTGAAACTCCTTTTCAAAATATAAATGTTGATTTATCTGACAGCGAATGTATCGCCGTTGGACCAAGGTTCCTCCGCAGTTTCCCACGGAGGTGTGTCTTCTTTCCCGTCAATGAACCAGTCTGCATCACCGAATTTAGCAATCGCAGCTCTGGCATCATTGACAAGTGCGTCATAATAAGAAACGTCGATGCATGCTTCCTTCTCCAGAAGCCGCACCGACTCAGATTCCAGCCACCGATAGCCTTTCGATCCGGTAGCTGCCGCATATCCTTTTTCTCCGGTTGTCTTATTTGTTGTTTCGCGCATCAGTAGGCCGCCACCGCATCCAGCTTTGATCGGGCAGAACTGACCAACTCGTCCGACATAAATATAATTATGCTCGTCAGAAGGGAGGTTCTCGTTCATGTCCAGTGAGAGCGAGGACGTTACCGACTTTGTTTCGCAGAGATCGCCAAACTCGATCGGTTCATGCGAGAAGAGTGTCTTGAACACATATGGGACTGCAAACTGCGTTCCCGTTGCAGACCATTCATTCGGATGCTTTCCGTTCTTCTCAGGAATATATCCATACTCATTTTTACACCATTCAGGATCTGCATACTTTGCGATCAGGACGGCATTATTGACGAGACACATTTTTTCGTAAGTCGATTCGTGTTCGAAAATATAACCGTACTGTTTCGCGTAGTCACAGCAGAACTGGATGATCTCCTGCGTTGCATTCGGAATCTTGATCGAGTCTGTTTTGATGTGTGCGACTGTGAATCCGCGAGACTGCACCTCGTTCCTGAGGTTAATCATGAACAAAGCACCACGTTTTGCGACGATGTTGTCTACATTACGCTTGTCACGGAACGGGTTGTCGAACTTTGCCGAGGTGAGACCATAAACAGAGTTAATGACCGTTTTCAGTGCCAGTGCCAGATCATCTGTCGTCATCTCGCCTCGCTCAATCATATCGATGGCTTCGTTCAGACTACCATTCAGCATGGATCGAGCCTTATCAAGCTCTCCATGCTTTATGGCAACACGAGCGTCTTTGATCTCTTCAAAGCGTTTCGTATAGACCAGACCAAACAACTGTTCCGCAATGATCGAACTCGGATGCATAGACGCAATGTCCAAAACCACAACCTTCCAGTATATACCAGGTTCAGCGTAGACATAGCCACCTTCGCCAACCGTCTGTTGATCGGGATTCGGGTTGAGCGCATTCACATCCCGATAGGTCGATTTCCCATATTCATATTTGTATCCGGGAAATACAGGACGATTCAGATCATCAAATAGGTTGTACTCATCGCACTCGGATTTGAACGGCAGATCTTTTTCCGGAGGCCAAATCCAAGAATGCGTCGGAATGGATGTGTCGCCCATATCACGATAGTTGAACTGGCTTTGTGGATGCTTCTCCTTACCAAATATAATTCGGGTGGAGAGACTGTTCGTGGTGTCATTCGGCAACATGCCTGCAACTTTCGCCAGAACCAACCGCGCATTCCAGTCTGCCTTGAGATGATCAAACGTTGCTTCTGTTGCGATTACATCGTTCTCGCAATACTCAGCGACCTTATCCCACATATCTTCTGGAACTGGCTGATCCCACGGCAAACCAAGTTCCTGATGATGAATGCCGAGTTCAATCTCGAATTTCTTCAGGCTCTTTTTGTTTGCTGCTGATGCGAAGTCATAAATATCCGTATAAGAGATATTGTATGCCTCACCGAACAGATCACCATTATTGTGGTCATTGATGATTCTGGAAGATAGTTTGAAGATCTCTATCGGGCTATAACCGAGCATAGCTGCGTACAAGATGTGATTATCGTACCGGCGGTTGTTAAACCCGACCAGCTTATAATGGAAGAGCTCTTCAACCTCACGAGGTTTCGGATTCACCATTCGGACGCAAGAATGTCCAGGCCCTTGGATCTTCCAAACAATCAGAAAGAGGTTCGGGAAGACTTCGACATCGAAGAATATAATTGGATCGTTCTCATTGGAAGCAATCGGATCTGCCGGATCATCAGACTTGAAGTGCATCTTTGTCGCAAGCTTCAGACAGTAGTCCGCCTGATTGGTACTCTTCATGGCAAAGTTGATCACAGCGTTCTCCATATCTCCAACATCATAGTGCATCCCGCTCTTATAAGCGTCCTCCAGCACTTTGTAGATGAAATCGACATTAGAACGTGTATCGCCATGAATTTCTTTGCGTAAACATTTCTGAATTGTGGTACGGAGACCTTTCTCACTCTGTACCACATTCGGATCAATCATCGGTTTCTCTCCTTTCAGTGGAAGACCTGAACTGAGCGTCGCAATCGGAAGATTATTGCATTTCGACAATTTACGCCGAAGTGAACTCTTCCCCTTAAAAGTCTTCACCTCAATGTGATCTGCGTAAATGGGATCAAGCTTGGACACATCGCCAGTATAAATATAGTGGAGATGAATCCCATCGCCTGATTTACTCAGCTCAGCATAGGTTGGAGGCCATTTCGATGCTTCTTCCAGATTTCGTTCAAATGACTTCTTCCCATCGTCACCAGGAAGATCAAAGTCCATAAAGATGTGCGTTTCAGGGCCGCGAACATAATGAAGTCGATGCGTATCAAGATCTTTCAGCTTTGTGGATACATTTTCCCATTTTTGAGACGGTGTTCCAGAATTAGAGGCATATTGGGCGGGGCAGTCAGCATAAATTTCATCCAATCGTGATTTTTGTTCATAAAACTCCAACCATGTCGATTTTGTCGGCTCTGGAATGATACCAACGTCCTTTCCATCGATCTTGTCCGCTCGAAATCCCTGATAGAAACTACGAACCCGGTTTCCATCCGCCGCATTGTAGCGATCTGAATACTCTTGGAAATAGTTCTTCAGTTCTTCTTTGAACAGACGCTGCGAGAGTGGATAAGGAACATTCGCCTCCTCGCAGTATGTACGATACATTGCCCATGCTGCTTTGAGTGTTGTCGAATTCTCAGACTTGAACACGTAGTAGCTATCAAGAATATAATTGTAAAAATCGTTGGAAGCACCAAGCATCCCGAGTGGAACGTAGTCATCATAGCGACCGGGATTTGAAAGATAGACCTCCTGACAATGATAGGCAATCGCACCCAATTCAAATGCAATCTGTTTCGTCACAACCTTATACTCTTTCGGGGGCAGTTTTTCTCCGGATGGGGATACATCAATCAGACGTCGAAGCAGACCTGATTTCGCATCCGTGATTTTTACCGGTTTGTTAGTGCCCATAAAGAGAAAGGCTTTGAACTGATTTGAATATGTCGGACGGAACTTCTCATTGACAGTCATGATCTCGTGAGAGACAAGCGAGTTCAGACGAGTATTATCTTCGATGCGCGACAAGTCACCATCATGCTGGATAGCAACAAGTGGATTTGTCTTAAAGGCTTCCAGAGCAAAAGCATTTGAAGATGAACCGAGTGCTTTGGCATCAAACACCGAGTAATAGCCTTCAAAGAGCTGCTGAATAATGTTCAGGACAGTGGATTTGCCTGTGCCAGCAGCACCATACAATACCATGAACTTTTGCAGCCGTTTTGAGTCACCAGATACGATTGAACCAATTGCCCATTCAATCTTCATCCGCTCTTCCGGAGAATATAAAACAGACATAAGGCGATCATATGCATCATGGCTGCCTTTCTCCAATGGGTACGGCAGACGCTTGCTAGCATAATCCTTTTTACTCGTCGGCATATTCGAGAATATCAATTTTTCGTCCAACATGTGATAGGAATCACGCATGTCCTTCTGGCAGAACTGATGCCACTGCCCAATAAGACGAGTTTCAGAATCTCGGATGTGCAGGATTTTCGGATGGTCGCCAAGGATTTCTTTATTTTCTTTGGCGTACTTATCGACCTCGTAATCGATCATGTCCAAAACATCCTGCTCATCTGTAGACCACATTCCTCGTGCTTCCAGCCAGATGGCATAAAAGTCACCGCCACGGATCATAAGATCTGACGATTTGCAGATTCGGAATCTAGGATAGACTTCTATACCCTGCTTACTGCTTCTGGTAGAAATCCTGAGGAAATCAAACATAGATTTTACTTATCTCCCCGTGTCACCATTGGCGTTCTTTGTCGGTTCCTTCATCAAACTGATTTCGCGCTTCAGAGCTGTGATCTCGTGCTGATTTTCAAAATATCCAGCGCCAAGAACCAGATATGTAAGCAGCACCCAACGATTAAATTTTTGCTGATGCTTAAATGTCTTTGCAATGGCTCGCAGTGCGGAATCTGTCCGCATAGTCGACTTAAACAGGAAACGAAGCATCTCGTCCATTTTTAACATCCTTTCTCGTAAATAATACTATTCAGATACCAGTTCATCTGGTACCAGATCTCCACAGTTCTTAAATCGCGCTCACATGAGGGGATTGTAAACAGTCCACCTTTTCCATTTGGCTTGTACTTTCCATCCATGAATCGCCGAACGACGGTCATGACTTTATGGCGGTCAAATTGCTCATCCGTCATATCATCCAACCCGAGGCTCTGCAGCATCTCCATGAACCATTGCGGTAAGCGATTGCCCATTGCTGGATTTGCCATGATGTCCTCTTCCATACGAAGCGCTAGAGCGACCATCATCTCCAGCATACTGCATGGTCTACAATCGAGCAGTGATCCAATCTCTGGATGGATATAACCTTGATCATAGCCAAAACGATATCGGAGATCTTCGCCATCTTGTGCACGATTCTCGTCCATTGGCAAGCGTGGATAGAATGTGATATTATTCAGATATGTACAAAGTCTCCGATATGAAATATCATTTTGGTTTGGAAATGCGAGCTGATACATCCACTCAAAGTAAGCGCCAGTCAGCTCATTCTGATTCATGGAAATCCCCGTACTTTCTAAAATCTCGGACGATTTCATAATCGATGTGGCGCAGATCATTTCGAATGTGAATAGAATCCTCATCATAATCACCGAAGTGGGAAGCAAAGTCCAAGCCGATCGACGTAGCGATTTCGGGAATCTCAAGTGGGTCCTCATCTTCATCGACCAAAACACCATCTGCATAGTAGGTATAGCAGACAGCATCGTAGTTATCGAGCGTGTCAAACTCTTCTGGCTTGATGACATATGGCTTGGTGACGCTGTCACCAGGCGTCTGTTCATTAGGATCATCTTCCAGCAAATCCTTCGGAGAAGTCCGTGTCTGATAACCAGACTCACGAACCAGCGCCCGATAGTCCTGAAGTTTGGACTGCCGCTCCTTTTCATAAGCGATCTGCTCCACCGTCATCTGTGGCTCTTTTTTCTCGTATTTTCCCTCCTCTACTTTTTTGGACGCAAAGGCATCCTTTACCGACTGAATTTCTTCGTCAGCTCTTTTTCTGTGGTATTCTTTCCAGAAGTACCACGATGCACCTGCACCTACGGCAACGCCAAGTGCAAAATATAATGCTTTATGCATCTTCATCCTCCTTACAGCTTGTCGATGATGACGCCATCCACATTGAAGTCGAGCAGAATCGAGCGCTCATATCCGTTGACAAAGCGCTCCGTTGAACGGTTAGTATTGTAAATGCCGAAGTCGATGAAACTCGGATGCTCTGGTGTATAGTACCAGCCAACTACCTGGCCTTCCTGCGTCGGTTCACAAAGATCAAGCTCGCGATAGACTTCATTCAGGAACACGAAGCCGCACGCCTGAAGTTTGTTATTGAGCATCGCCTGTTTGCCGCGCAGGAACATCAGATTGAGTTCTGGATCCTTCACCCATTCGCGGGAGCACTCATCAAAGAACTTCGCATAGCCGCTCGGCATTGTCGCGATGTCAATGGACTTCTTAAGCTTTTTCTGCTTCCCATTTTCGTCCGTCTCAGTCTCATCGACCTTCTTTTTCTCAACAGCATAGCGGATTTCTTTTTCTGCTTCTGCACCGATCTTTTCTGCAACACGATCCTGATACTGCTTAAATGCCGTATAGACAGTTGTATATGCTGCAGCGAGAGATTCATTACGATCCTTCATGATCCGATGTGAAGAGAGCAGACAATAAATCGACAGTCCGCCAAGCACGACTGCTGGACCGTAAATCTTTGCAAAGTCCAGACTTGTCTGTGCATATGCCAGGACAAGCGCCTTCTGACTGCCAGATGTTGTCTGTTCGTCCTCATTCTCAACGGCGGTTTCTTTTGCTTCATCAATACGCTGCTTGCTGTCTTCAAGAACAGCATCGAGTTTCCGGGTTCCGGCACATGCCAGAATCACCGTACCGACTGCACCGGCAATACCTGCAATCAGCAGGATCTCCGGAGAATGTGCTTTTGCTTTTGCACTGAACTTCGTCAAGGCATTTGCAGCCTTTTCCATCATTTCGTTTTTCATTGAAAAATATCCTTTCTTTTATTTAATACAGATAGGTCTCGGCATCTGAATGACATAGCCTTCAGGAATTCGAATGGAACGGGCTCCGGGCATTTCTGTCCAACCATAGTTCATATCAGTCGGGCGACCAGTAATGCCACACAGATCATAAAGATCCGCAATACTCGCTTGGCCATATTCCTGAATGATCTCGCTCATCTCCTGCAAGATCCGTTCCGCATCACCACGAGAGGTAACGATTGGATCTTCGTAACCGTATCCCGTATAATTGGTTTTCTGAGTACGCTGCGGCTGATTCAAACTGTTATAGCAGTTACCATAGTTGTATTTGGTTCCTGGCGCTCTTCCACGATTGATTGTGTCACCCCAAAGCATCATCTGAACGCCATTTGTGACAATATCCACGATGACAGTTTTGATTGCAGGAACAACCACATCCATGAAAATGTGATTTTTGACAGTCCGGACATCCTCTGCAATAAAGACATCGCCCAGACGCTTTCTGGTCTTTGCTTCACCCGTGATGAGCTTTTCCCGCTTCTCACGCGGTGCATTGTTCTCTTCCAAAGATTTGATTTCAGCCATAACCGGCTCCTTTCACTGTTCGAGCTTCACAAGCTTGCCGGGAAGATTGACTTTACTCGCCGGAGTCAAGCCGTTCTGCTTCTTATACTGGAAGATCAAATTGCTTTTTGCTTTTTTCTCGCTGGAAGCATACGTCTCGCCCTTCCAGCAATTTGCGACACAACGATCAAACATTGTGACCGGACCGGTGTACGAATATAAATCCATAGTCAACCTCCCTCATAAAAATAAAAGAGAAGAGCCCTTGCGGACTCCTCTCACTGAGAATTACAGATTACTAATCGAGTTTAATTCTCGTCAACCTCAACGAGGTCTTCAGGTTCTTCGGCCTTCTTCTCGAATTTACCGGCCTTTTTCTCCTTCGCTTTCTGAAGTGCAGCCTTACCTGCGGCGAGTGCCTTCTTGCCCAACGGCTTAATCGCGACCTCCCATGCAAGCACGGACAGTCCGCCAATAATGCCGAAGCCAATAGCGGTTTCACCAGCAGTCATAACATGCACATCATCCTGCTTTGCAGGAGTCAGTTCCGTCGATTCGGAAGTAGCTTCCGTTTCCTTTGTGATGACTTCATTGTTCATAGTGTTTTCCATTGTTAAAACTCCTTTATAATAATTTTGGTATTTCTCCATTAGAGTAGATGTAAATTTCGCGCAATCAGAGCATATCGACTAGTTTGTCAACATCACTCTTTGCAACGCTCAGCTTGAAATTAGCTGACAAGCAGACATGCTTATCGTCAGCCGTTTCATAAAGCTGTAGATCAGAGATCTGTGCATCCACGTCACATCCGAGCTTCTTTTTTACGATCTTACGGACAATTCGGGAGATGATACTCTGCCCGAATCCGCTGTTGAAATTCAAATTCATGCCTCATCACCTCATTCATCGAATCCAATTGCGGGTTGGACGCGGAAGTCAATTGCCAGACACGGCTGCTGATCCTGTGTGAGCTGACCACTGAAGATGGGGTCGATCAGCCCTTTCTCGACTTTCCAACCGAGTTCGTTGCCAGCTTTTGTCTCTGCCAATCCGATCTCATAATAGAAATCATTCAGGCTGACATATCCGGTATCCAGCATTTCACGACTGAGTGAATTGGCTGCTTTCGTGATAAAGTCCGGATCTGACTTGAACAGTCGATCAGACCACGGATCATAGCACAAAGTCTCACCCTTTCGTGTCACAAAGAGTTTGTCCGTCTGAATAGGCTGACGATCAGTACGTTCTTTGATAGCTGCATCCCGAATTTCTTGCTCTTTTTCTGGCCCAACCATCTCAAGTGTCTTTGCCTGATAGTCGCGAAGGGTTGCTTCAGAGATAGAATACGCCGTCGCCAGCGCAGCATTTCGTCTCAGATTTGTGGATGTGGCAAATATCAGGCAGGCAGCGGATGAAAGGCCGACACCAACTGCAGGTACATAATGACGCCAAGCCGATGCAACTGCCTCTTTTTTTGTATAGGCATAACGATCGCCATTGTGGTTCTTCTGACTGTCCTGCCGCACTTTTTCCAGCGCCTTCGGTGTGACTTTAACGGCCATTACTGCTGCTGTCGTAAATCCGGCGATTCCAAGTGCAGTCAGGATCTCGGGAGAATGTTTTCGCATCACCTTCCATACACAAGTCATCATACTTGTTAAAGTTGTCGTCTTCATACTGAATACTCCTTCTCAATGAGATGTAATAGTGTCTCCGCGGTATGAATCGCAGAGGAGAATATAAGGTTTTTATTGTCTATGCAAGACCCTGTGGCAGCGATAAGAGATAGTAAATATCCGTCAGCAACTACAACTGGATCTTTTTCACCGCAGTTCAACAGGCGAGATAACAGTTCTTCTGCTGCCCATCGTTCATAGATCCTCTGGTCAAATTCTCTTCGCCCCCATTCGATCTGAGGCGGAGGAAGTGAAGTCTCTATGTACTTCACAACAAGCTCAGCGGCATCCATAGCAAATATAAAAGAAGAGCCTTATTCAGACTCTTCTTCGTTGGATTCAGCCAGAACTTTCTGAGCTTCTTCACGTGCAATTTCTCTCGTTTTCTGCTCGTCCAAATACTGATCCAGTAATGGCAATACCAGACTAAGGACAGACGATACGACGCCGAGAATTTTCAGTGTGTTGATCTTTTTCATAAGTTCATGCCTCCTTCATAATAAGCGGTGTTTTTTCCGCGCATTCGAATTCAATAGGATCAAATTCGTCTTTGGTGTTCAAATAACAGGGCGGAAATGGGCAGGAGAGAATATAACATTCAAATTCATTCCCATCGTCTCCAACGAGCTGCGCCAGTTGATGCTCGAAGTCGATCCATTCGTACCCATAGAATTCGCCAGCCTCGCAAATATCCCAACCGGCAATATCTCCGCCCTCAATTGGATCAAGTCCGAGAAGATCATAGAGATCATTTAATGTGGCTTGTCCGCCTTCGATCACGAATTTGCGATTGAAATGGTACTCTGCATCCCGAACTTCCAGCATTGTACTCGTGAAATATCTACCAGAGATCATGTCGTAGAACAGACAAGCATCTCCGACAGAATTTGGCTTAGGACACTCATCGACTGTGTCCTGTGCAATCGCCGTTTTCACTTTAGTCGGTGCATCCTCGCCAAATAGCTCTTTGATTTTACTGTCGTACTTCTTCAGACTCTTTGCTGCAATGCCATACATCGCCATAAGAGAGGCCTGCTGCTTATGATTCATTGCTTGAATTCCAACAATACAAGCAATCGTTCCCGCTGCAGCAGCACAAACCGGCCATGCAGAAGGAGCTGCGGCTTTGACAACCTCAATTGGATTTAAAACTCCACCTCGTTCCAAACGCGCATCTTCCACGGCTTCCTGAACTTCTGGGACTTTTTTCACAGCTAGAAGTGCCGTTCCAATGACTCCGGCACATGCTAGACCGGTTGCAATCAAAGACCCAGCTTTTCGAATGTTAATTCGCATGATCGATACTTCCTTTCAGAAAATATAAAGAAGAGACTATGTCGGACTCGAACCAACAACCTCAAGATTTTTATCTTGTGCCTTACCATTTAAGCTAATAGTCTCTTCATAATACGACTTGTAAATTTCACGTTAATCTTCATCTTTTCCGTAATTATCACCAATGAAATACATGTCGAGTTCATGCTCATCATACGAGCAGCTGTTGATCGGGGGATAATATTTGGTGCCATCATCGCCGTTTGCAATATAAAGCTTACCACCCGACATATAAGCAACCTCTTCAAGAATTTCAGGATTATTATCGAACATAACTTTTTCTCCTTTTGAACATATTTTAGGATGAAATAAAAAGAGGAGCATTAGCCCCTCTTCTCCAGTTTACGGCGAATCGCATTCTTGACCTGCACGTATTTGGCTTTTACCGTTTGTCTTGCCTCCGGTGAGACAGCCATAATCCCGACAACTGCCGGGACGATAACCTGTCCGATCCATAGGCGAGCCTCACGGCTTGCTTCAATTTGTTTCCAAGTCATAATATAACCCTCCTTCATAATACGACTTGTAATTTTTGCGTAAAAGAAAAAGAGAAAGTGTGGTCTTGTGCGGTTCAATTCCCGCCCGAGAGTCGCTCGGTCATATTTCCTATGTGACACCAATCGCAGGTGATGGGGCTCACACCCATGACTCACTACTACCACTTCTTTCTCATAATACAATTTGTGTTTTTCGCGTACAAAAAGAGAGAAGCCCATGCAGGACCTCTCCCATTGGAAATTACTTGTGGAAGATCTTATTCCAGATTTCAGTGATCTTTTCACCGACTGTTTCAACCCAATCTGTGGCATAGCAAAGATACGTGATTGCACCAGCAATCAGACCCATAACCACTGCCAAAATTGACAATTCCTTAACAGTCAGTTCGTTATAATTTTTGTTCCAGAATTTCATAATAATATCTCCTTTATTTTGTTATTATTTCCATTAAAGCAGATGTAAATTTCGCGTAAAAAAGAAAGAGTCCGTGTGGACCCTTTCATATATAGATGTAATTTCTTTTTGCAAAGAACAGCGGAATTGCAACCATACACATAAGTATAAATCCTGTGGCTTCCTTTTCCATTATCATCGGAATCACCGATACTACCAGTAAACAGACAGCCAGAATTTTGTTTCCGAGTGTAGATTTCTTTTTCATAATTATTCCCTCCATAAAGTATTTACTTCATAAAGGGCGATGTATTTGCCGCGAAAAAGAGAAAGAGTCCTTGCGGACTCAATCTCTGGTTCCTTTCTTTCGGTTTTTACCCATCAGAATCAGAATGATAATGCCAACGATCACATCTCCGAAGCCAACAACAGCCAATCCAATGCCAATACCTCCAATACTGACAATGACTACTGCGCCTACAACAAGTGCAATCAACAGCAACACAAACATAACCATAAGATAAACCTCCTAAATATAATTACTTTCATTATAGGAGATGTTATCGTCGCGTTCTCAGATGTCAGCTCGATCAAATACCGTTTCCCAGCGTTCGCGTTTGAGTGGCTTTATCTATTTTTTCTTTCTGCAATACCAAAAAAGAAGAGCCGCTGATTTCTCAACGACCCTTCTTGTAGTTCAATTACTTCGTGACTTTCATTTTTCCGACAAGATTGCGGAAGAACGTCGAGGTCAATGTACCAGTTTTCTCGAAATTCATACCGACTGCATACATAATACCTGTAGCCAGAACTGGCAATACCGTTCCAACGCCACTGATGATATGATCCACGACACGATCTTTCTTCTTGGCCTGTGCTTCTTCTGCTTCAGCCTTCAGCTTGATTGTGTCCTGCCGCTTATCATACAGTACGGCGAATGCTTTAATCGCTTCTGTCTTTTCCGGATTACCCGTATGCAGCATTGAAATATCAGTCAACTGATCCTTCAATTCCTCCTCCATTCGTTCTTCTAATGTCTTTTCGTTCATTATAAAACTCCTTTCAATGTTAATTGTTCCATAAGAGACGTTGCATTTGGCGCGAAAAAGAAGGAGCCCTAGTTAGGACTCCAAGCATTCGACTGATTTGACATTGAGTGTAACAAGTCTGCCATTGTAAAGAGTAAGATCTCGAATAATCTTATTTACTGCTTCATCAGGTGATTCAGCATACACATAAGCTCGAATTTCCGAGTCGCCCCAAACAACACAATATTGTTTCATAAATATCAGCCTCCTTCATAAAGGTGAATGCTATTTTCGCGATATGACTATAAACGTCACAAATATCAAAAGAGAATTCTGAGAAATATGGATTTGAAATTTCAAAAGGTTTACGCTACCGCACTCATGGGGTAGTAATCGATACCTAACATAATTTAATAATGTTTGTAGAGTAAAAAAGAAGAGGCTCCGTCATTACGACAGGCCTCTTTTGATTTAGAAACATTCATTTCCGTTTCCATATGTCCAAAGTTTAATAGCTTTTTCGAATACTTCGGCTGCATACGAATATCTCCACCAGGAAGGGCAGCTAAGTAAAACAAATTCCGGTTTGTCGCTCATGACACGGCATTTAACCAATTGCAATTCCATACGATCATTGTCATCGTATATACGTACAATCCAGTTTTCGCCGTCATACTTCACCAATCGTTCGTTTGTAATGCCTCGTCTGTGTGTTTCCTGTAACGAAAATATCAATGAACCAAGTTTCATATCAGATTCCTCCTTATGTATCAAAACGTTTAGTTTCCATAAGAGAATCTGTTATTTTCGCGATACCACCATGAAGGTCACATACTGATGCTCAGTAAGCAGTTCCGGCGCATGGTTAAGCTGAAGATATGCGTTACCATTCTCGATGATGATAGCGCCCTCTACATGCGGTTTCATCATAAACCACATTGTCAGAGCACCGATCAAATTGCACAGAACACCGACTAAAATATAAATCCACATAATACCCTCCTAAATTGTTTTCTGAAATTTCTTACCCGGGAATTTTTACGATCTTAATTTACCATCTCATTTGGATACCTCCATTCAGAAAATATAAAAAAGAAGGAGTCCTTGTTAGGACTCCGACTTATTTTTTGTATTCCCGATAGAACGCCTTTGCAAAATTGTATGTATATACTGGTAATGCAATCACGATCATCGCAATGTAATATATGACCTTTCCGGCTAAATTTTCATTCTTTACCACATCAGCCAAAATATTACGAAGTAATAATACAATAATCGCTCCAACAATCAAATATACAATAATTGCTATTAACATAATATCAACCTCCTTCATAAAGGCGTTTGTTAATTTCGCGTAAGAAAAAGAAGGAGCTCTTGTTAGGACTCCAACTCTTTACGTATAGCGATATTATACTTCATTATTAAAAAAATAAAATAGCTTGCAGACGTCGCTTAATAGTACATTATTAGTACACCCCGCCGTAGTGATGATTTGCTACAGCGGGGTTCTTTCCATTTATCAGTCGAACTTTCCAGCCCGATCAAGGATAACGAGCGTTCTGATCATGTCCTCACTCATGTCAAGAATGAGACCTTCTCCCATACCGCCTTTGCCTTTCAGCAGACCTTTCTGAATCAGCTTATCCAGCGTCTTGCGATAATCCTGATTTTTCACTTCTCCGAGTTTATTATAGCGCATTTCAAGTGCCTCCTCCAGACGTTCTTTGAATTTTGCCCACTGCTGATCGCCAGTCGTGCCATAATAAGTGTTATAGTATGCACCAACATACGGAGCTGGACAGATCTTGCCCGTCACATCCCAATGCCGAATAACATTTTCGATAGGAATCTTGTATTTCTTCATGAGCTGCACGCACAGCCAAATCGTATTCTTTACGACTCGATCATCGAAATACCAGTCCTTATCATTGGCATTAAGGGACGCACGATTAATCTTGGACGGCCGCATTTCAATACCTATGGAGTTGTTATTGCGGCAGTACGGATGAATATACCGGAGACCTCCAACTGCACCGCAATGCCATGCACCGTCCTGATCTCTGACACAGTGCTGAATCACATCCGTTTCGTCCACGCAATAGTGCGCTGAACCTTGTGCACGAGGGTCTTTGAACCACTCGGCGGCACCGAAGGCACTACTTAGACCACCAAAGTAATGGATGACCAGATACTCCGGTTTATTGCCATTAGGATAGAAATGAATAGGCGTCAGATTCTCCTTAATCGTTGGCATTATCTTCACCATCTTTCTTTGTAATGGCATCCTGAAGTTTCTGAGACTGCGTACCAAAGTAGAACGCAATGATGACAGTATACACCATCATAAACTCCTGGCTGATCATTTTCTTAACTGCCAGATATGCAAAAACACCCGTAAGCACGAGCGTCACAATGCTTTTGACACTAAGAAGAGAAGCAGCACGTTTAATAATATTGTCCATCTAATTTACCTCCTCATTCTTTTTTGCAAAAACTCGCTTAAAGGCTAAAAGGACCAATTCACCACCAAAGGTGATAGCAGTGAAATTGAGGACAGCAGATAGATCAATGGTCAGCTTGAAGATCGTTGCGATGGTCGTCAGTAGGATAGCCCAGATCAGAACGTATGTCAGCACCTTGATGCAGTAGACCACAATTGTCCTGGCCATCTCACCCTTATTCCATTTTGATTTGTTGTAAATCACGGGATCACGCTCCAAGAATCCACTTCTGTTTTTACATGTTCAATGAAGCTATTTCCCTTCAGCACCTTATAAGCTTTATATTCGTACATGAAATTTTCATATTCATGCTGGCGAATCTGCTGCGTGTCAAGATGTTGATAGTAGACTCGAAGCATATCTGCACGTAGCATGCATTTTAGTCCTTCCCGGATGGATTCAATGTCAAAGATCTTTTCTCGGAGAGGCTTTACGAGCATCATAGAAAGCGCCAGGATCGATGTGACCCCGGCGCAGATTGTAACAATTTCTGTAAATGTTTGCATATACTCCTCCAGCCATATTAGAAATTCTTAGGGAGTTATCCACTAGGTATAATTAAATTACAGCAAAATCGGTGCTAGTACAGCTGCTTCAGCAGTTCTTCGTTCGTCGGCATATGCCCACCTCACTTACGCTGCCGTGAAATACTGTCCCACCAACTCGTGCGGTAGATACTGCAGGACGATCTTATCACCTGCCGCCGCGCCGATGCGCTCGCAGAGATACAATTTGCCGTCCTCCGGGTCCGTATAATACAGGCCATAGGTGTATTCCATACCTCTTGCTGCCAGGATTGGGTCTTCTTTTGTACCGGCGTTGGTTTCATTGATAACTGTAAACAGTGCAGGGGTCTTATCTGGTTCCCAACCTTCCTGAGTGGTGTGACCTTGACCTTCGTTAACACGGAAAAGCTTGTCTACACCATCGACTGCATGCACAAGACGATCGCCAGGCTCGACTACCATGTCGGGAGCCCAACGTGCGTATAGTTCTTTCGCCTGCAATGCGTCGGCATCACTAAGGCTTGCGGCGGCCTTGATGATAAACGGACGAAGTGCTCGCGCTCTTTCGGTATAAGTTGCCATTATTCCGCCTCCCCAAGAAGAATTTTCGCTGCTATCTCTGCATCCGTCAGCAGCAATGCTGCACCCATTTCCTCATAGCTGCCTTCTGGTTCGGTGCCCTTCAGCGTATGGTCTGCAAGATGAAACACCATATCAGAAAGTACCTGATGTTCAGTTCCTTCTTCATCCGTAATAGTCACAGCCATCTTAGCGCAAAATCCTTCGGCCTGATCTTCCTTGCACGGCACATAATTGCCATTATCGTGCAGTCGGATGGGCACAATACTGTCCGCATATCCCGCGAATGTACTGTCCTGTTTTACTACATACATGGTGTCCCTCCAAATTTCTCTTGATAGATTTTCTCCAATCGCTCTGTGCTTGCGGTACGCAACCGGTTTTTCCAGTAGCCGTTTTCCTGTTCCGGCCATTTGTCATCTGTAAAATCTTCGCCGCAACCGTTTTTCGTGTACCAGCGGTACAAATCGTTCAGCATTTTCTGCCGCTTTGCGCCTTCCTGCGTGTTCGGCCTGAAATGCGCCCATCCGTTTTCGGACGTCGCAGCGCATATCCGTCTTCCGTCCGGCGCGATCAGAAATCCTCCGTCTTCCGTTACAGCCGTTCCGTACCCGAGATTGAATCTCCCGTCTATTCCAACTCCACGGAACCGCTTATATGCGATATACTCCATGTGCTTTTCCCTCATACGCAAAAGCCGGGAGCAAAGCCCTTCGAGGAATCCGCGCTGCTTCCGCTGACCAGGCCGTTAGTATACACAAGCACGAAACCCTTGGTATCTCTGGCATGCGGGGAACGGAGCCACCAATCAGCGACTGTACCCGTCGCGTTGTGCTTGTATTTGACCTTGCTGTTCCCGGCGCTGTAATATGAATACTGCGCTTGTTTTCTCGACTCGTTCTTGTTTCCGTTGGCAATGCTACCGAAAACCTCGTACTCCGAGAGGAGGAAAAAGTAATCCGTTGTCGCTGTGACTGCGCTCGCCATCGTAGTTCCGCCGCCGGTGTTGTCCGTGTACTTGGTAACAGACTTGAGGACGGCACGCAGCGTCTCCGGGATGACCGCAATGATCGTGTCGGGATAGCTTGACAGGCTTGTACCGCAAATTGCCATTCGCATAGTTGACGTTTTCCAACCGCCGGAGTTTGATCTTCTGGCATTCATGCGGAATCCGCCGCCGAAATTGCCGTAATGTATGTCGCATAGCGTAACGTCTGTGCCGCCAGACAGCTCCGTTTTGCCTAACTGGAAATGAATGCGATTTGTTCCTTCGACGCTGGAATTGTGATTGAATCCGATGATGAACGCATACATCGTGACGTTGGATAATATCAAATCGCCGACTGTTCCGTTAAGCGTAACCGCCTTTCGGTCTCCGACGCTCCAATAGTTCTCACCCTGTCCCGCATCGGAAACGGACTTGATAACGCTCCATTCATTATCGTTGAGTGTAGAGCTTATGAAAGAGAGCGTCAACGAGTAGGCGGTCGTGCCGGAAACGACATTGACAGAGCCGCTCGCCGTCTGCCCGTTCTTTGTTGCCGTGACCGTGTATTCCCCCGTCTCCGTGACGGTGAAAACCGCCGTCCCGTTGCTCGTCTTTGTGGCGATTGCCGTCCCGCCCTTTTTCAGAGTGACGGATGCGCCAGAGTCTACGTTGACGGTAATCGTCGCGGAAAAGAACGTCAGCGCCACCGCGTAGCT